ATGTTTCTATTTAATGAAGTCATGTAATTTCCTTCTACTCTGTAATAATCTTGCATTAATGCTTCAGTAGAGCCTGATAAGGCTAAATTTGAACTTGCTAGGTTAGATATAAATTTTGCTCTAGTTACTTTAGATTTAAGTTTTGCATCATAACCTTTTTCTTGTGCTAATTTTAATTTCTGATTAATTTTTAATTGTTCAGAAGCATATCTTCGAATTGCATTTTCTTTTGCTAAAGAATTTGTTCTTTTCTGCTGTGCATACTCATTTTTCTGTTGTTGTTTTGCCTGTTGATACTGCATTGCCGAAGACAAAGCAGAAACAATCATCATTCCTGTAGTAGCTTGTACGCACATATTAATTTATTTTTATAACCTCATAAAAAGGTTTGTTTAAAACTCCAATGTTCTTTTTGTTGATAAATTTGAAACCACACCATTTTAACCATTTGATGTGTAGTGAATTTCTACAATCCACAAAGTTCCATAAAATTTTATGTTTAGTATTTAAAAAGTTAATGACTTTTTTACATTCTTTAAGAAAAGCAAATTTAATATCTTTTAAATTATCAGTTGCTAATAACCAAATACCACCAACTCCATTTCCTAAATTTCCAACTCCAAATATTGCAACAGCTTCATCTTCAGGATTAACTATTGTAAAAACTAAATCTGAATTAGAATAAGAAAATAAAAGTGCTTCTAATGGTATTAAACCAACACTTGCTAAAATTTCTTGTTTATCTTCGTATCTTAATCTTGTTGCTAAATATTTTATATCTTCAAGGGTAGTTAATCTAAAGTGACTAACTTGTTCTTGTCGATGCTGTAACATAATATCCTTGCCAACTTGCATTAATAAAGTTTGAAGGAAAATGGCTATCGTTTTCTAAAGTTACTGTTAAGTTGTCGTTTTCTGATTGAACAGCAAAAGTATAATCACCATCTTCTAGATTTACTGTTCCTAATAATCCTGTACCTGTCGTTGTTCCTGTGAATGTAGTTGCTGAACTACTTCTTCCAGTTGGTGTAACAAGTGTAGTAAAATAAGAAGTATCATTATAAGAAACATTCCAATTTCTTATTTGTAATCTTCCTTCTTTAACTGAAATTCTTGAACCTTGTGTATCTGCAATTTGCATAAATTGTTGAGAGAACACAAAGGTAAATGTGTATTGTTCGCCAATAAAGAATGAATTACTTGTAATATCTCCACTAACCACAATGCTAGTACCTGATTGAGATACTGTCGTTAATGATTGTCCTGCTGTATTAGAACCACCAGATTTTCCTACAATTTTCATAGTATTTTTAATTGTATAAGGAATAGTGATTGTTGTTTGATTAGTTCCACTATTAAAAGAACTAGAAACACCTGTAGTCGAATTACTAACTTTTCTATCTAAATGAGTTAAATAAGTTGCTCCTGTATCTACAAACGCAGGTGATATGTCTATTGTTTCTAAATAAACACCATCACTTCTTTGATTAATTATGTAAAGAGTGTTTTCTATAAAATCTATATTTAAAATTATATCAGTAGAAGAAGTTCCAAAAGTCCATTTGTGCCATGCACTTTGTAATCTTTTTTGACCACTTATAAAATATTGATGAACATAAAGTGCATTTTGTTCGTCTGAAGATAAAGCTATTAAAATATTTTCATTTGTTGCAATCGCTAACTTATGAACATTTTTAGGAATATATTTAGGTACATTTGAAGTTATATCATCTGCACTTTTAGTATCATTATCTGATTTAATATAAAATTCTCTAAATCCTGTGTAACTTCCTTTATTAAAAGGAAAGAATACATTTGCTCCTGAACCAACAGGTTTGCATGTTGCAGATGCTTCAAATTCTGTTGAAACATTTATGGAAACATTTTCTGGTGTTACAGTTCCACTTGCTCCTGCCAATATAAATTGTGTTTGGTCAGAAAACAGTAAAAGTTCTTCATCAAAAGAAATTGCATTTTTTAAAATAGAAACTTTATTATGAGTTCCTGCTACAGAAATTGGGTCTGTTGCTAATACAGTTGTAACTGTTTCAGGAAAGAAGTGAAAAAATTCTCCACTTCTAGACATTAAAACATTTTCGTCTGCTAAAAATCCTAATCTGTTTTTGTGAAAGAAAACATCATTTATTTTTCTTCCAATAAATTCTGGGTTAGGAACACTTGTTAAATCTCCACAAACTCTTTCACCCCATATAGGAGTTTCATAATCTGTGCTTGAAATTGTATAAGTTGTTCCATCTACAGGAGTACATCTAAAATTACCATCAGCAGTTCTTATTAGAACATGTGGCATTGTAGATTTATCAAGAGTAGTTTTAGTTGATGGTGCTATTACTTCTTGCCATACATCACCTGAAGATTTGTACTTCACATAATAATTATCAAAATTGTTTGTTGCATCACCAGTTATTTCAACAACCATGTTGTCTATTGCAGGTGAGGGTAAATCTACGAATTTTTGAACTGTATCTCCAACTACTTGTGAAGCATCATCTCCATAACCATCACTACATGTGATAGCAAGTGTTCCACTAGATTTAATTATTGAGAAACTTGAATTACCAATGTTTGCTGTAGTTATATTTGTAGGAGAACCAACAGCAGTCTTTAAACCATCTCTAATAGTTTCACTGTTAGTGTCTGAAGATGTAAAATTATAAGTAGTTCCATCTATAGTTATTGAATATTTAGTATCAGTAACTCCTTGTAATACTGTGTAAACTGCCTGTTCTACTTTAGCTGAACTTGTCGTTGAAGCCATTGCAGTCGTTTTAGTCTTATTTAGAATAAACGTATAATCAGCAACAGTTATGCAGTGAAAATCACCTCTTGGGTCAGTAGATGCTAAATAAGTTGAAGCACCTGTTTGCATTACTACTGTTTTTGCAACTCCTGCTGTCGTATAAACTGCTATTGCTCCATTTGTAATCTGAACAATATATCTTTCAGTCGTATCTCTATTAATAGTGTGCATGTAAGCATTGTTAGGAGTTGAACTACTTAACTTTGCTAAATAATGAGTACATGGTCTTTTCTTTAATCCTTCAACTACAGAACTGAAACCATTTATTTGCGAAGATGCCTGACTACTTAATCTTAATACTTCTGGTTGTTGTGAGACACCCTGTACTAAATTAGGAATAGTTCTAGATACTAAAGCCATTTAGTACCACCAATGTGATTTAGTTCTTGATATTGTGTAATTTTGTTCAGGACTATCAAATACAGTATAGTCACCTGTGTTTGCTTCTGCCTGTCTTAAAACAACTAAAGATTTTTGTTCATCTTCTAAAGAAAATTTATGTAAAGTATTAGCACCTAAAGTTCTATCGTGAAATACTCTAGCACCTCTAATTGTAATATATCTTTTTGCTTGTTCTGGTATTTCAGTGAAGCCTAATAAATAAACTTGTGTAACATCTTCAAAATCTTTTGTGAATATATCTGTGTTAGTTGCAAGATTATATAAATATCCATCTCTTTGAACAATATCATAATCTGTTTTAGAATGTTTATAAGGATTTAGTTCAACTCTTAAAACATTATTTGCTAAAGGTACTTTACCACTAACATCTTTACTTAAAGTAGATTTATAATGTGTATTAAAATGCCAACCCATACTTTGAACTTCTCTATTGATTTCATTCAATACTGATTTAGCCATCGTTCCATCTACAGGTAAACTTCCTGTTAAGGTAGATAGAGGTGCTTCCCCTATCGTACTTAATATAGTATTAACTGCTTCTAATTCAGTTGTTCTAGTTTGAATTGTCATAGTTTTTTTAGAATAATCTTAAATATAATTCTTTAATTTTTCTTTTTAGTTTGCAATACCAACACATAATAAATCTCCTTGATTAATTTTTTATGAAAAGAGGTGGGTTCAGTCTCCCTCTGCCACCCCTTGTTCGAACACAGGGCAAGTTGTCTGTGTTAATCCTTGCCCTGTATCAGTCTCAATTATTATTGAGAAGCGATTGATATACATGCCTCAGGTCTTAAAATATTACTTCCAAGAGCCATTCTGCAAGTTATCAGTGAGCCGATTCTCCGAGCATCGTAAGTTGTTTCAACAACTAAATCTTTCAATTTAACTGTTCCAACTGCCGATTTGTGGAAAAGAACTGCACCTGTATATTGTCCATCGACATTATACGTGTTATTTCTTCCTGCTGTCGCATCAGATGAGTGGTCAGTAAAAGCAGTAACAGTTGAGTTACTTTTAATTACTGGAACACCACCTATAGAAACAACTGTACCTTTACCAAAGTCACCATTCATAGATGAAAAGTCTCTTGATAAAAGTTTGTCGTTGTTCGCTAACTGATAATAAATATCAGGCGAGCAAACAATGTATCTGTCGGTTGAAGGACAATCGTTCTCGTCAAGTTTTTGTAAACCATCAAAGATTGAAGCAATCATAGAAACTGCATTTGTTTTACAGTCTGCGTCTATAATTTTATCGCCTACATTACCACCAGTTACATTCGGTGTTGCTGTTGCTGAGCCAAGCATTACAAGTTGAAGTAGGTTATTATCAATAGTTCTTGCTAAAGATTGACCCATTTCATTTGCGTAGATTTTTCTAATATCGAAATAATTTTTCAATTCATCGATTTCAGAAACGAATGACGATGCTAATAGCATGTCATCTACGTGTATTACTTTCTCATTGTGTTTGATACTGTCTCCTAGTATCTCATTTCCTGCTGTGTGGTATCCACTAGTTGTAGTGCCAACAACTGGAAAAGTTGCCGATTTAGAGTTAGAGATTGTTCTGACGTTAGTCATTCCAAGCATAACATTTTCTCTTTGAAAAGATGCTAGAACTTCACCAGAATAAATCTTTAGAAACAAATCGTTGTAGCCTGTACCAGTTGCATTAACTAGCCCCAGTCTACTCGGTGTTGCGTTTGACATAATTGTATGTCTCCTTATTTATTGTTAGTTTAAGTTAAAACACCTATCTACTTTTCTTATTCGAAAGTTCTCTGACGTATCAGGCAGTCCTTAATGAATTTTGATAAGCCACCTCTCTTATGAGAGATGATGGTTTATTTTTTGTATCCTAATCCTGTTTTCTTATTTCCCCATAACTTCTGCCATGACCAAACATTAATTTTACTAGAGTAATGATTAATGAATAATATAATGGTTTTCATTATTTTCCTTGTTTATGATATTTTTTATAACTTCTTCTTTCATCTTTGTTTAAATTCTTTT